ACCCGGAATCGCAACAGTGCTAGGAGAGGCAATACCGGCAATTTCATCTACATAGATTTTGCTCATCCTGCGATCTCCATGAGTGTGATTGATGACGCTACACCATAGTCTGAATCAAACCCTCGCCCGTTAATTCGGACAGTTCCAACACTACCTCTAGCTAATGCCCGCCCCGTAATAGTTAGTGTGTTTGTACTATTTGGGCTTAACAAAACAGAAGCTCCATGAGAGTGAGGCCACCAATAGGAAGGCTCATATCCTCCAGATGCGCCCATTCCGTTTTGTGCCACTCCTGATGTACCCTGATGAATATATGCGCCACCATCCCATAGTGCGACAAACCCTACACCCGTACTAACACCAAAACTAATGTTTGCTAAAACTAAAACTTTGTTGCTTGTTGATGATGGAGTAATGCTTGCAGATAATCCTGTTATATCTGTAAAACTAGATGATGTTGTAGTGAAATAATCTGTTTTAACAGTATTCACAACCTGCAACACAGTACCCGCAGGAGGAGTCCAGTCACCTGCAATATCCAACGTCTGCCCAGACGGTATAATCACTTTGTTGGCATTTGCGCCACTTGTTAGACCCTTCAGGGTTTCTACATAAAGTTCACTTGCCATCTATATCACCGTCATTGTGCCGTTAACTGTGATGGTCTCATTCACCGTCACAGGGCCAACAATGGCCGCATTATCACCAACAGGAATTGTGATGGCTGTGTCAACGCTATCGTCGTTGGAGAAGTATCCAAGTTCCATTTTGTTTTCAGGAGCCACAATGCCTGTATTTCCGTTAATTGTAACCGTCATAGGACTAACCACCTTGAACCAGTTGGAATTGTAACCGTGACGCCAGAGGCAATATCAACCGGCCCTGCCGTCATAGCGTTTTTACTTGCTGTAATTGTATAGCTTGTCGTAACAGTCTGGTCATTTTCCCAGAAGATTGCATCAGTGCTTCCACCTGTCGCACCGCCACCGCCACCGATAGCACCCCACGCAGAACCGTCATAGCCTTCAAAGCTACTCTCGTCACTGTTGAATCGTAAGTAACCTGCTGATGGACTACCGTCACGCTGTGCTGTTGTACCGGCAGGCATCTCAGCAGAGCCAGTGTCCGATGTTTTCTGTACTGCATTAACACTTGGATCGACATCCTGCCATGCAGAGCCTGTCCAGACAAACATGTTGTTAGAGGTGCTGTTAAAGTACAGAGCACCTGTAATGAGTGCATCACCGTCGTTGTCAAGTGTAGGAGCAGAGGCTTTAGCACCTAGGTAGCGGTCATCAAAGCTGTCGTAGGCCGCTTCTGCGTTTGTAGCCGATGTAGAGGCCGCTGAAGCACTGTTGGCCGCATTGGTGGCTGACGTAGCCGCTGTAGTAGCAGACGATGAAGCCGCTGTAGCCGATGCTGATGCGTTTGATTCAGATGATGCGGCGGCACTTGCTGATGCAGAAGCCGCTGATGCTGATGTAGATGCGGCAGAGGCTGAAGTGCTTGCAGAGGTTGCAGAGTTACTAGCGTTGGTTTCGGAAGTAGCGGCGTTGGTAGCCGATGTAGCCGCATTAGTTGCTGATGTAGCCGCTGATGTTGCGCTAGTGCTTGCTGATGTAGCAGATGTTGATGCTGAGGTTGCACTAGAAGCCGCTGACGTTGCAGAAGTGCCTGCATTAGTCTCTGCTGTCTCTGCACCTGTTTGAGCCGTTTCTGCGGCTGTCTGAGCAGCCTGAGCGGCGTTCTTATAGGATTCGACTAAGCTTTCAGAGCCTGCCGCAGCAGTAGCCGACGATGCAGCTGCTGTTGCTGAAGAGGCGGCGGCATCTTTATAGTCTTCCGCTTGTTGAGTGAGTTCGGTGACAAGGTTAATTGTAATGTCACTGTTAGCATCACCTGCCCCACCTGGGCCACGATAGATTGCCATGTATCTCTCCAGTATAGAATAGGGAAGGCTAGAGAGCCATAGAGACTCCCTAGCCTAGATAGTCCTTATGCAGGCAGTGCTACGACTACACCTGATTCTGGACGAATAACTTCAACACCATAGAGAGTGTCAGAAGTGAACAGAGTAGCCAAGTACTCTTGCTTGTACTGAGTCTGTGAACGTACAGAGACCTGCTCAGCAAGAACCATAGCGTCCTTGTGGAACAAGATAGCGCCCTTAACACCTGTTTCGATGGTAGGAGCGTTAGAAGTAACGTACACATCGATGCCGTACAACTGGCCGATTTGACCGTTGTTGACACCACGACCGTTTACGAAGTCAGAAGACATGTAGCGGTCGATACCCATGATAGTGTTACGCGCAGAAGGAGGAACGATCAATGCACGGTTGTCCATAGGAACGTCCGCATCGTCCAACTGCTGTACGAGGCCACGGAAAGCAGCATCAGTGAAAGCACCGATGTCAGCAGTACCGTCTGCGTCGTATGCTTCGATCACACCAGTAGAAGTGTTGATCTGGAACGCATTGTTGTGTACCCAAGAAGCGCCCGTACCGTTACCCAGTGACTTACCGAGTGTGAACAAGTCGTCGTCGACCTGCTTAGCAAGAGCGTAACCTGCGTCGTCTGTGTAGAAACGACGAAGTGAAGCCAGTGCTTGTGCTTCGGTGATGTCTTCGATCAAGCGTGAGTATTCGTAGTGCTTGTCGATAGTAACAGTCACTTCAGTTTCAGTTGAAGCCTGAAGAGTTACTTGAGTTTCAGCAGTCTTTGCAGATGCTGCGCCACGAGTCGGCTTAGGGATGTGAAGAACATCGCCTTTCTTGCCAGACATTGGCATTTTGTTTACGAGGTTAGCGAGGACAAGATTCTTCTTGTACGCCGCAACGATTTCGTCTGACCACAACTCAGGGATAAAAGTAGCCGCTGTAGTGTTGGTCACATGGTTTGAACCTAGTGCCATTTTAAAAGCTCCTTACAGAATGGGATTATCTGACCCGCTTCTCTGCATAAGCTCGCTGAATATCGTCAGCCATGCTCATATATCGATCAGGGTCTGTTTGCATTAGTTTAATTAAATCAGCACGACGATAGATTTTCTTACTAGGGGCTTCGCCAGAACCTGACACAGCGCCTGTAGATGCACTTTTAACTTGATCTTTACGAGCAGATCGTTCGTTTGATACAGCCTGTGTGGTGTACTGCTTACGTTCTTTCCAGAGCGATAACAGTTCATCAGCAGCTTCTGTATCGTAACTTGCGTCTGCTTGCTTAAACAGTTGCAACCGAATCTTAGAACCTGCTACCCATTCTCCGAATGCCTTGTCGCCAAGTACTTCTTGATAGTCTGGGTGTTTAGACTGTAACTCTGCTAAGGCTTGTGCCTGTCGCATTTGTTGAGATACGGTCTCAGCTTCTTTAAGCTTTGGATGCTTTGCTAGTGCTTGTTCGAGCGCTTTGTCAGGATCAGAGAACCAGTCAATTTGCTCTTCTTCGTCTTGCTGCGGGGCAGCTTTTTGTGTATCAAGTTGTGACTTTACGAAGTCGTCAACAATAGTTCGCAGTTCACCGACTTCTGATGATTGCCTGCCTAGTAGCTTCTCAGCTTCCATGTGCATCTTAGCAATATCGTATTGAGATTTGCCTCGATACTTCTCAGGTAACTCATCGTCGTCTGAAGTTTCTTCTTGGTTAGCCTCTTCAGGCTCCTCGATTACTTCTTCGGGGTTAACATCTTCAACCTCTTCTTCAAGGTTTTCGAACTGCTCGTTGTCTTCTTCTGGTCGCTCGTCAATAAAAGTAGCCATAAAACTCCGTGCATAATCGCATTGTGGAAGTAGCCTTTAGTCTGTAAGGTCTGCTAAGAGTTTGCCTTACGCTCACGTTGTATCTTTTTTTCACGATCCTTAGCCCACTTCATAGTTGCCCCAGGAAACGAACCGCTAATAGGATCAAGAGATACATTTGGTGCGGAGAGCATCTTCGATGTCTCTGCGTCACAGATTGGGCAGGTTGGCTGATCGTCAGCGTCTACCCAGTGCTCAGTGATATGGTTGTTAGTGCATCGGAAATCAAAGCGTTTTAGCATTGATGAATTCCTCATGCGCTTGTGTTATTGCGTTTTCAAAGCCTTGTAAACGACGAAGGACTTTGAGCTGACCACGCTTGTCAAGTAGATCGTTGTGGTCTTTAACATAATCTATAGAGTCTAGTCCGATAATCATCTGTTGGATGTCTTCTTGAAGAAGTTTCCATCCTGGACGACTGAACAAATCGAAATAGTCTTCGTATTGCTTTTCAATATCCATATAACCTCAATAGTCTAGCACAAGTTTTTCGAAATGTCAAGCTTTTTGTTGACTTTTGGCACGGTTTGTGCTAGCTACTGGTTTACTGGATTGCTCCTCCAGTGTCTCCAACCGCTTGTAGAGGTCGTTGAACTTCTGGTTGATCTGGTCTAGGACTTGCTGTAGTTCTTGCGTTGTTATCACGAGGTGTCTCCTTGGACATTAACTCACGTTCTTTGAGTAAAAGTTCTGCCGCTTTCACACGACGCTCAAACTCGTCTTTATTCGGATCGCCTTTCATAAGAACATTGATCCGGTCTGTTTCAGCCTCAAAGGCTGCGATCTGTGCGTCTGCCAAGTTCTTAGCCGCACGAGCGCGGTAGTCTTCGGCAGATGCTGCAAATGCGTCTGTCTGTGCTTGCAACTGAGCCATCTGAGCCTGTGTAGTTGCTTGTTGCATCTGAATGGCTTGTGGATCTGGTTGTGCAGCCTGTTTAAGTTTCTCAATGAGTTCTTCACGGTTAGACAGGTTCATGTTGTCTACGATGGACTCAATCACCGCAGGATATAGCGGTGACTCAGGCGACATAGTTTGTAGTAGTTGAACAAGCTGTGTAACCTCGTACTCACGGGCAATGATCCCAAGAGAGCTTGATACGCAGAACTGGTAATCGTTTGTAGGATAACGCTCTGGATCAAACTGCATGTAGCGATACGCTGCTTTCTTGACAAAAGGAATCAGGAAGGCTTCTTGGAAGTTAATCAACGTACGCTTGTGACGCTTAATGATTGCACCAAGTGACATCGAGATACCGGCGGCTGTCGCATCACCGTTAATAGATCCTGGAATGCCTGCAGCGTCAATAGCGCCTGTAGCCATCTGTACCATTTGTTGTAACGATGCAGATTGGTTAAAGGTATTAGGATCTAGGTTGCCGAAACGGAATGGCTGAAGAATCTCAGCAGGGTTGCCGTTGGTCAAGATAGTCTTGCCTGGACGCACTTCCATTTTAACGCCACGAGGGAGCCTAGAAGCGTCTACAGCCATCATTGGGTGTACAGTCAATGCCAAGGCATCAATACGGGCGCGAAGTTCTGTGTCAAGGGCTTTCTGGCTGTTATAGCCTTTTTCGCAGATCCCACGACCCCAGAAACGACCTGGAACAACGTCCCAAGCAAATGCAACAACTGGACGGTCTTGCATCATGAACGGATTCTCTTCAACCTTGAGGAGTGTGCCACCGTTTGCGATGATAACGACCGCTTCAATGTACTTCGGAGCGTCTTCAGAAGCCTCCAGTTCAACGATCTCTTCGTCTTCCTCCATAGAGGCTACATCAAACAGATCACGAGGTACAAGGCCGTAGTATTTGGTTAAGCGTACCTTGTTATCGTCATAGACTGTTAAGTTTTGATCGGGTTCGAGGTCGGTATCAGGGGCATCGACGACAATTGGTACGTCGTTGTACACTCCAGACTCTTGTAACTGCTCTACATAGTGCATTGGTACGAATTCATCGATTGCTACACCCAAAGCCTCGTCAATAGACGTTGCTACAGGGTCAATTAAGAAGTTTTGAGGCAGTACAGGGCGGAGTTTAACGACTGTACGGTCACTTTCACGGATACCGACAGCCATTGCAGTGCCATCCATGACCGGTTCTGTTGCAGGACGACGGTATTTAACCTCATCCATGACAATTTCACCGATACCGGTACCAAAGATTGCCGAGTTTAAGATACATTCAGCAATTTGCTTACGGGTTTTGCAGTAATCGAAGTCTTCTTGCAGCAGATTACGCATGATTTGAACATCCATGCGCTGCTTGTCTGCGTAGTCGTCCTTAATATCAAACCACTTACCGCGACCAAAGGTTGCTTCTTCGACTTCTGCTACCGATGACTCGACTGCTTGCTGTAAAGCAGGAGAAATGATCTTCGAACGCTCAGAGTTCCGCATAGAATCTTCTTTCGCCCACTGACCACGCCACAAACGGTAGTACTCATCGAACTGTTCTTTGTAGTTCGCTTCGTAGTGATCTCTCCACGAGCGTACCTTGTCCATTACCCAACCTTCAAGGCTGTTCTCGTTGACGTAAAAGTCGTTGTCGTCTAACATATCAATATCCTGTGATAGGGTCTAAGACTTCGAAGTCGTCTTCTTCAAAGTCAACGTAGTAGCTTACTTTAGCTAGTTGGTCAACGTAGGCTAGCGCGTCGATTAAATCGTCGTGGACTAGCGGATTAGGAAACTGAAACAACTGGTCACAGAACTCTGTGTTCCATTCTCCTTTGTTAAGGCTTACTTGGCCGTTTTCAAAGCGTCCTTGTAAACCCCAAACAACTCTGTCGATCTTCTTCTGGTTACCATGAGTCAGCTCATCGACACGAAAGTAGCGTTGGTTAGCCTTCATGATGTCTGTTAAGTATGGTAGAACAGCGTTCTTTAGAGCGCCTTTTTCGATACCTACAGAGACTGGCCTGTACTTAGCAACCACATCAAAGATTTTCTTCGCAGTCTTCTTAATGTCCCATCGTCCGTAAACAATGTCAGCAACCCACCAACCATCAGTGTTTGCTTTGACGACTGCAATGGCTGTTGTGTCTAACCTCGACTTCTTTGATGACTTTGCGACATCTGCAAAGCCTGCCAAATCGATAGCGACATAGTAGTCTCCGTCGTCTGGTTCTGACTCGTCGAACTTTACCCATTCTTCTTTGAAGATCTCCGAGCCTAGGGCTTCGAAACTAGCCATGAATTCCTGACGGAACGCATAAGACGACATAGACTTTTTAGCCGTGTTAATCTCTTCAGGGTCTAGCAAAG